CGCAGAATCAAGCCTTGAAGGTAAAGATCGAATTCTTTGCCACTTCAATGAATCCAACCGAGAAAAACAACGTCATTCAGGCTGTGATCAATGACGTTCTTGGTCAAGGTTCGAATGACCGCGTTTCTTTGGCTTCGACTGTCTACGCTTCTCGGTTCTATGCCGCAATCCAATCCGCGACAGAAGTTCCGGTTGCATCCATCCAGGTAGCCCTAGGAACTGGGACTTTCGGATCCAGTGTCCAAATTCCTGCGAATGTGGAGCCCACGATTCAAGAGTCCGATGTCTCCCTGATATTCCAAACAGGAGGATAAGATGGCTGATTCTGCAACATGGCGGAACATCCTGAGTGTTGAGGATTTTCGAAAACTCTCAAATGTCCGATCGTTGATTTCTATTGCGCTCCAGTCGCAGTATTCGCACTCCGAGCGATACAGACAATTAGGGTTACTTTTCAATGCGGAATTAGACGCGTCCCCTCAGTTGGACGCGTTTTTTAATTTCATATTGAACCCTGATACAGCATCAGGAGTCTGGCTGGATTGGTGGGGCAGACGCGTTGGCGTGAATCGGAACCTTGTTGTCGACGGTCAGGACACTCGGCTGGATGATGAGTTTTTCCGTTTCCTGATTTTTTATCGCGCTGTTGTAAATGTTTCGAACTCGACGGCAGAAACCATCAATTCTTTACTTACGCGGTTGATAGGCCTTCCGGCGTTCGTAAACGACTATCAGGACATGACCATCAACATCCAAATTGTGGGTGAGCCGAACTCAGTTCAAATCGCGATTCTCAAAAACTACGGACTTTTGAATAGGCCTGCGGGCGTTCTAGCCACTGTCGAAGCCGTTGTTCCGAACACATTGGTCTTTGGTTTCTACGGATCAAAACTTCTTCCTTTCAATCAGGGCGTATTCAATCCTTCAAAGGTTATTGATATATGAGCAACTATCCTAAATTTCAAATTCCCGGAGTTGTGGCCGCTAACGGGGAATACACAATTCCTCCCTTGACTCCAACTGAAGCGGGAACCGGACGATTGTCTGTTCAGGAGGGCTGGGGGCCAGTCAATGCTGTGCCGATCGAGCAGGGCGGTATCCCTCCGCATAAAGCAGACTTTAACGGTGTCCTATTCCTGTTGTCTCAATATGCGGTGTGGTTTCAGCAGGGTGGAATCATGAATTACTCTGCGTTGCTGGATTACGAAGTAGGCAACGAGGTCATGCAGAACGGGACTAAGTACCGGTGCGTCCAACCCAACGGGCCCTCTAGTACCCAGGTGGCTCCAGGAACTAACAGAGCAGTCTGGAAAAATATTGACATCACAGTTCCAGCCGGCGCCGTTGTTCCTTTTTACAACGTAACTCTTGGAGGGACGGGAAACAGGAATCCTATCTTTTGGGGATCTACGCAAGCCGATGTTGGCTGGGTTTTATGTGACGGAGGATCGGACGGAAGTGGAGGGACGGTCCCAAACTTAGTAGGAAAGTTTGTTAAGGGATCTCTTCCTCAGAACGCCGGGGCAGCGGGCGGATCTGCAACGATCGAAATTCAGGATCTTGCGGTCAACGGAACAATTGGAGGAACGGCTCTCACTGTTGCACAGTTACCTGCCCATACGCACACCGGAAGCGCTAATAGCGCAGGAAATCATGCTCATACTCGTGGAACAATGAACATCACCGGATCTTTCTGGGGAGAAAACGAGTGTTATGGATCTAGCGGAGCTTTTAGTAGAAGTGGTGCTGGCAATGCAAATAGATCGGAAGGTAACAACGGCAATCAAAACGATATAAGTTTTGACGCTTCTAAAACTTGGACCGGACAAACATCGACTAACGGCGCCCATACCCATTCCCTTTCGATTGGAAATACTGGCAGTGGTCAAACCCACACTCACACGCTGAATGCAAATGTCGAGATTACGGGAGTTTCAAACGAACCTCCGTTTTACACCCTTGCATACTTCCTCAGGTTGCCGGAGTAAAAAATTATGGCAAACAAGAAATTTCAATTCCATTACACGCCAACAGGCACCAGAGTAATAAGCGGCCCGGAAGTTCTGCAGCAGACAGAAGATGCTATTAACAACATTGGCCAATATGCAGACCAAGCTTCAGATAATTCCGAAGAAGCTCTATCAATCGCTAAAGAGGCTCGGCAAACTGCACAGACTGCTAATTCAACATCTTCGAATGCATTGGCAGAAGCGAACGCGGCGAATGAAAAGGTTGCGACTCTAAAACAGACTGTCGATGATTGGGATGCTGACATCCAAACCGCAATTGCGCAATCCAAGTCTGCGGTCGATGCCTCAACGATCGCAGTTAACACAGCAAACACTGCCCAAACATCTGCTTCAGCGGCACAGACAGCCGCTCAGGGTTCTGCAGCAAGCGCACAAACAGCGGCTAACAATGCGGCACAGGCACTGCAAACTGCACAAGCCGCGCAGCAGGCGGCAGAGACAGCACAGGGTAACGCAGAGACGGCTCAGACAGCGGCAACTACTGCTCAGACAGCTGCGCAGACCGCAGAAACGAAAGCCCTTGAAGCGGCCGCAAGTGCTTATGCGGTACGCGTGATCAATCAGGTTTTAACCGTATCCGGAACAATCCAGATAGCTGATCTTAAGCCGCAAGGGAATATCAAGGCCGGAGACACAGTTGTTGGAACCGATGGCCGAATGTTTACGATCGCGTCCGTTGATTCTTCGGCAGGTACGGCTCTCCTATCGGCAGATTACACAGACCTCACGCCTTCTGTTTCATATCAGGCAAGCCAGTCGTTAAGCACGATTCAGCAACAGACGGCTAGAGACAATATTGCTTTCGGCGCCGGAGTCAATGCATGGGCAGACAGTAGCTTTAATGGTCGTGTTGATGATTATGTTTGCCCGATTCTCGAAGAACTGATCCTTGAAAACGGTGGTACCCAGCAGGAAATTGATGACGCCAAAAACTCTGCTGAGTCAGAAACGCCATCGACAAATTAAACAATTCCGAAGGATAAATAATGAAGACTTTAGAACAAGTTAGACAGGAAATGCTTGCCAAGGCAATGAGTCGACCGCTTGCAAAATACTCACTGAAAGACTCAGGAGGGAAAGTCGTTGTGTCTTCCAATTCCCCTGGTCAGCATGCCTTTACGGATCCAAAAGATGAGGCGTACGCAGAGAGCCATTACAAGCTATCCGAAAGATTTAAGCGAGATGATGGAGTCATCATCAAATATTGGAAACTTGAGCCAAGTCCTCAAGGATATTTCCATAGTGCCGACGGTAATTATTATCTGTCAACAGAGCTTCCGGAACTGGATGATGAATTTGTCCAAAAGCGTTACGAACAGGAAGTTAGAGGAGAGCGCAATGCCCGAATCTCTGACACTGATCGGTACGTCCAGCTTCCGGACATTACTGTTCAGTCAGCTGCCAGGGCAAAGAGAGCTCAATTAACCGACGCAGATCGACAGGAATTATTGGATTATCGACAAGCGCTCAAAGATCTTCCGGACAAGCCTGGTTTTCCTTTTATCGACTACCCAGAATTTCCTGATGCTTTGGCCTATGAATTGGAGCAGGCAGTTAATTCCCGCGACTCTATGAGACAAGGAGGTTTTTTCAATGCTTAAAGAATTAGCCAGTTTGCTGTGCAGTTTATTTGTACCACGTAGATCTGTAAACGGGGGGGGGGTAATAGATTAATATATGGTTCTGAAGCCGATAGCTTGTCGCTACCGAATTGGAGTAATCCTGTAATTATTTCTTTACCAGATGGCGACGGAGATACTCAAAACTATGTTGCTCCATATGCTTGTTTCGTGGTTCTTGGAGTGAACGATAGTTATTCTCCAGGTACAACTACTTCTTACAGTTTGATACAAATCGCGAGTGTTTTTGTCACTCTTGTCAGGTCATATCGATACAACAACGCTGTCAATTGTTTCTTAAAAAAGGAGATGTCATTACTTTTAAATGGTCAGGAACAGGGGTTCGAGCGATTGTTTATCCACTAAATTTACCGAATTAACACGGGGCGTTTAAGCCCCGGAAAAGGAGCTTAAATGCTAAAACAGTTACTACAATTACTATTGAATACAAGGACTACACCGAGCGAAGCGGCTCACAATGCTGCTCCGGGAAGAATAGACATAGGTATTTCAGGTCAGGAATACATTTGTCCCGCCGATGGTTTTGTTACCGCTTCAGCTAATGCGAAGAATGTTGGTGGTTTTGACATGCAACTTTCTCGCAACGGTCTACCAGTTCAAGGCGGCCCGCAGGAGGTTTCTGTGCCTGCATGGACCCAGTCGGCGATGATTCCAGTCGCTAAAGGGGATACAGTTAACATATCTTTGTATAACCAAAACAGTTGGCAGTGGAGGTTTATATCCTCAATCGGGGGGGGGTATAACCACTTTGTTCGGAGGGCTCTGTCATGCTTAAGGCCCTCATTCAACTTTTCGTTGAAAAATTCCTTGTTAGCCGAAGCGACTGGATTTCCTACCAATCCAATCCAACTGTTCAAGCGACGCATATCACACCTTCAGCGACAGGAGAGTGGGTTTCTATCGTCTCTCCTTGCAACGGGTGGTTCTGCGTCAAAGGGATTGCCTCGCAAGTTCTGCTTAGCAACGGGGAGGTTTGGCAGGGGTGCCATACAACAGAGGCATCTTATAAAGGCTTTTGTCTTCCTGTCTCAAAAGGCTGGTCTGTGGCCTACCTACTATCGACAAACGCCACGGGCGCATACGTCTTCTTTGCTCCGAGTATTGGTAATAAATAACCTTCAAACAGGAGGCGCATTATGCTGAAAAACGTATTGAGCCTCCTGCTGTCGAAGTTCTACAGCAAGGAAGAATCCGAGCTTGTAGGACATCAGGCTATGCCGTCAACCCAAAATGTGGCACTAACCCCGACAACTACTTCTATCGACGACTGGGGTGCCGTTTACAACGGAGTTGCTCCAACTGATGGCTTTGCTTGTATAAGATTTACTGCGG